AAGGCTAGAAACGCTAGAAAGTTTGAGACAGTAAATGTGTTCTTCGATCCAGAAACAAACATAATAGAGTCTGGTGGATCTGATAGGTCTCTTGCACGAGCTAACCAATTAAGGCCAGCAGATTTGGAAGAGCTGCATAGGCAGTTGGGAGGTAGAGATGTCTGAAGTAAATTTGGTGTGTCCTACATGTGGGAAGAAGAAGTTGTATGTCAATAAAGAGAAGGGAGTATATAATTGTTATGTATGTGCTAAGGGAGGTCAATATGCACATCTTCCTAAAAGAATAAAAGATTTAGTTAGCTTTAGATCTGGAGATTACACCGTAGAGGACATACAATTTCCTGCTAAGACATTTAGTGTTATAATTCCTTTTGATACAGTTATTATTACACAGCATGATCTTTCTATGAAGTATTTATACGATAGAAAAATAAGACCGAGAGAGGGTTGGTTGTTTTGTTTTAACGGCAAATATGTTAATCGTATAATTATGCCTGTTATATTCAAGAAGGTAGTTGTTGGATTTCAAGCTAGGACAATAGTAGATGCTGAACCTAAGTATTTAAATTCTACTGGGTTTCCTAAAGCAGCTGTTATTTATGACTATGACAGGCATGATTGGGAGTCTTCAGTTACGCTGTGTGAGGGTATTTTTGATTCCTTAGCTTTCGATAATGGCGTGGCATCTTTTTCTAAAGCACTAAGCAACGCACAGGCAGGTTTGCTTGCAGAGAAATTTGATGAGATTACTTTATGTTATGATAAAGATGCAGAGGAGGCCAATGAACTAGCAGGATGGCGATTATTTAAGTATGGGATGTCCAATGTTAAAGTTCTCGAACTGGATAGAGGAGATCCTGCGGAACATACTAGAGAGCAATTGGCGTCTTTTCCTAGATATAGGTTTTTAGATTGGGTTGCTAGGAGGAGATAATGATTCCTACATATCCTGAGTGTACTACTTGTCCATTGAAGCCTGCTGGAAGTTTTATTCCTAGCGATGTTGGTAGCCCATTTATGATTGTTGGAGAGCAGCCAGGAGATACAGAGGTAAAAGAGGGGAAAGTATTTGTTGGCCCTAGTGGGATTTTACTAAACTCATGTCTTGACTCTCTTGGATTAAAGAGAGATCAGTTCTTTATAACCAATGCTGTACGTTGTTACACACACGAAAAAGTGAAGCCGCCAAAGGCAGCTAAAGAGTGCTGTAGGAAAATATTGCTGCGAGAAATAAAAGATAGGTCTCCTATTGGTATGTTGCTTCTTGGGTCTGAGGCTACTCAGGCTGTGCTTGGATCTAAGATTATGGAGACTCGTGGTTTTGTTGAGCAGTACGATCAGAGTGGTACTAAGATTCCATACTTAGCAACAGTTCATCCTGCTGCATTATTTAGGAACAGGGGCCATGCTGATTTGTTTGCTAGTGATTTGAAGAGGTTTAAGGAACAGATTGTTGATACAAGCGGCAAGCCGATTATAAAAGTAGATGTTAAATACGTAGTTGTAGATAAGCAGAATGTAGAGCAGGCTACTCAACTTTTATGTTCCGTAGAGGAGCTTGCTTTTGACATAGAGACAGACGATTTGAGTCTGGGTTCTAGGCTTAGATGTGTATCATTTTCTATTGGTGAGATGTCGTTTGTTTATCCAATAGAAGAAAATAGATCTGAAGATGCTGCATTCTTTCTTGCACATGTATCTAGAGTATTATCGTCTAATGCTAAGAAGATTGCACAGAATGGCGTGTTTGATATTACTAGATTGAATAAACGCGGCATAGAAGTTAAGAATATGTACTTTGATACTATGTTGGCACATCATGCTACGAAGACGTATTTACCTAATGATTTAGATACTTTGATTTCTCTCTATACTACTTTACCTAGATACAGTAAAGCTCTTGATAAGTATGTGAAGGAGGTTGGAGATTATTCTACAGTTCCTGATGAAGAGTTGTATGAATATTCTGCTCTAGATGTTTATTCTACCTATATTATTTATAAGCATTTACTTGAGAAGGTAAAAGAGGATAATGTAGATGTTATGTTCTTTGATATTCTTATTCCTATGATTCAAATTATTGCTGATATGCAGTTACGTGGGGTACTTGTTGATACAGAATATTTGAAAGAGCCTTTGGCTAAATTAGGGGAGTATGTAGAAGAACTTAAATCTAAAATGTGTGAGGTTGCTGGTGAGGAATTTAATCCAAATTCTACAAAGCAGCTTGCGCATGTTCTTTTCAATGTTCTGAAGTTGCCGGTTATTTCTAGGAGCGAGAAGACGAATGCTCCTTCTACTGACAAGGGAACGTTAAAGAAGCTTGCTGGAATGCATCCAATTATTGGCATGATCTCTTCTATTAGATCTGTGAATAGGCTTCTTAGCACTACATTTGGAGAGACATTTTTTAATGCCATTGGTCCAGACAGTAGAGTAAGAACTTCATTTAAGCTTGGGTTTGTTAAAACTTGTAGATTGTCTAGTGAGCAGCCGAACATGATGAACATACCAAAGGGTACGTTCATCAAGAGAGCATTTACTGTTCCTACCGGGTGGAAGTTTAACCAGTATGATTTGTCTCAAGCGGAGATTGCTGTTGCAGCACATCTATCTGGAGATGAGACTCTTATTGCTGCTCTTGAAGCAGGCACTGATATTCACCTTGAAATTGCTGCTATTACACACGAAAAACCAAAGGAAGCTATTACTCCTTTAGAGAGAATGCATACTAAGGAAGTTGTTTTTGGTATTCTTTATGGGAGGGGGGCCAAGTCAATTTCAGATGCTTTGGGCATTACTGAGGATGCTGCTAGTTCTCTCATTAATGCTTTCTTTGCTAAGTTTCCAAAGTTGCGTGTATGGATTGATGCTACTGTTAATTTTGCTAGGAGAAACAAGTTTCTACAAAACCATTTTGGGTATAAAATACACTTCCCAGCATTTGGAGATTTAGATGATCATGATGAAAGGACTGCACGAGATTTTCCTCCACAGAGTACGGTAGCGTGTTGTGTGCTTAGGGCGATGATTGATATTTCTCGTCAATTTAAGGAAAGGAGGATGAGGGCTGGTATTGTTTTACAATTGCATGATGCTATTATGGTTGAGGCGCCAGAAGAGGAGGAGGAGCTTGTAAACGAAATAGTTATAGCTGCACTTAGACAACCGATTCCTATTCTTAATCTTTCGTTATCTGTTGATTTAATTTCCGATAAGTATTGGAATGATGGCTACGAGCTATCATTGGAAGACATGGTTAAGTACATGGACACGAATTCAGGGGAGTAATGTAGTATGAATATCGATCTAGACAAGATTCGTGCAGATATTGATAAGCTTTCAAGAAAAGCATTTGATAACTACAAGATTAAGAAGGGTATGCAGATTGTTAGAATTCTTCCTCCATTCGATGCATCTGGAATTTTTTATGTTAGGGTTCCCATGCACTGGAACATTGCAGGCAAGCACTTTCCCTGTGAGAGGGCGTTTGATTCGATTTGTCCTGCGTGTGAGGCTGCTTCTATGCTTCTTTCTAAGGGGTACATAAAGGAGAAGGTAAAGGTTCTATTCCCCCGTGATGGGTGTGTTTTTAATATGCTAGATATGTCGCCTACTACTCCACCGAATGCGCGTGGACCATTTGTTACTAGATTCCCAAAGGTTGTTTCATCAATTATTCTATCATTTATTATGGATCCTTCATATGCAGGTCTTTTGGACCCACAGAATGGTAGAAACATAACTATTACTAGAATATCTGATACAGGAAACAATCCTCCAGATCAGGTATATCCGGCTGCTCAAGCTTCTCCTATTCCTCCTGAGTACATTGGTTGCTTGAATAGTTTGTCTGATCTGAACAAGGTAGCGACTAGAGTTGCTACTGGAGATATTGAAGTTGCTGTTATGGCTTGCGTTAGTGGGATGGGATCTCCAACACAAGCAGCAGCTACTTCAACACAAGTAGCGGTTGCACAACCTGCTTCTATAATTCAGCCTGCTCCAGCACAGCCGGTTGCACAGAATCCTTTTATTCCTATGCAATCTACTGTTGCTCAGCCTACTCCACCTATTACGCAGCCGGATGTTAATTCTAAGTTGCAGGATTTTCTTTCTAACATGAAGGTATATAATGGGGGACAGTCGTAATGGATGATATTGGTGATCTTGTTACATCATTTAGATCAGAGTTTGGGAAAGAATCAGCCATTGGGTTTGCTGATAGTTTCATACCAGAAAGTAGGGCTGGATTTCTTCCTACAAATTGTTTTGCATTAGACTATGTTATAGGGAGGGGGGGAACCCCCCTCGGGCGCTTGATAGAAATATTTGGTCCGTTCTCTTCTGGTAAGAGTACGGTAGCTGCTAGTATTATGGCTTCTTTTCAACAGAATGATGGGTTTGCTATTTTGTTTGACACAGAGCATTCTTATGAACCAGAGTGGATGATTAAGCAAGGAGTAGATCCATCTAAGGTATTCAAACCTGAAGTTGTTACGCTACAAGAGGCTTTTATACAGATAAGATTTTTGTGTAGGAAGATAAGAGAGGATGAGTTAACTTCTCCATGTGTAATTGTTTTTGATTCTATCTCAGCACTTCCAGTACAAGAAGAGATGGATGGAGATTTTGACAACAAGCAGATTGGTATTCATGCGAGATATATTTCTAGCGGTTTTCGCGTAATAACTGGGTTAATGTGGGACTCTAGGGTAGCACTTATTGTTGTGTCTCAGCAGAAGCATGATCCTATGAATCCATATAAAATTGCTAAATTAGGAGGAGAGACAGTAAACTTTCATGCAGCTACGCAGATAAAGGTTAATAGAGTGAGCAAGCATGATGATCATATTGTTACCAGATTAGAGGCTACTAAGAACAAGATTGCTCCGCCATTTAGGCAGGCTACATGTAAGATCTTGTTTTCTGGGGGCATAGATGATTCTCCTGCTTACGCAGAAGTTGGTGCTTCTTGTGGTATTTTTGGTAAGTCTGCTGCTGGGTGGTTTGAGTTTGAAGGAGTAAAGTATAGAGCGTCTAATTTACCTGAAGAGGCAAGAAAAGCTATTAGATTGGCAACTACATTTGGAGTGTCACATGGAAGTCCCGAAGTTGCTAACGAGGAAGGACTTCGACAGGTTGCAGATGTTAAGTCTGAGGACACGACTCCTGAAGGACCTTTTAAAACAATTGCCTTGCCATCGGTATAATCTTAAGGAATCTAGAGAGTATGGGGAGGGGGGTATTTTTTGTGAGGATGGGTTTGCTGGAGTAGCTGGGTTTGAGTTTTGTTTTTTGTTACGCGTTAATAAGATATCTGCATTTTCTTTCTTAAAGCCAAGTAGAAATGATATTGTAGGAGAGTTGAGGTCAGAATTTGTTAATACTACGGGGGATGGTATTGAATTTGGTACGATTTTATATAGGCCAAATTTTGGATTCTTTGTTATAATTGATGCAACTGATGTTAGAGTTCTTATATTGATGGATAATGAGGTGCCGTTTGTTAGGGGCAAGGGCTGGTTGATAATTCACTGGAAAAACTTCTTGCAGTATATTGTTGGATCTGTATAATATGGGTGACATGAATTCTATCTTTAGGCTTAGCAAGGGGACTTTAGAGGAGCGTGAACATGCTTTTCAATTATTTGTAGCTCTAGGGTCTAAGCGTGCAGTTGCACGCAAGTTGGGTAGGGCTGTACAAACTATTCATACTTGGTCTAAACAGGATGGTTGGAATGACAAGATTAATTCTATACGAGAAAATCTTCCCTCCATAGGTGGAGATGACGTAACTATAGTCAGTAAGTTACAGAGGGCGGTACTAGGTGCTTTGGCATCTGGATTGGTAAAGATAGAATCTTGGCATGACTTGTTGGAAACGCAGAAGTTTTTATATGACGTATCTAGAGATTCTAGGTACGCTAATTTGTTTAAGGAATCTAGAGAGAAAATTATAAAGAATCCTAAGAAAGAGCCTAAGCCTGAAGTTGATCCTAGTCCGTCATCTGATACCCAAATTAATTACGGCAAGTATTTAGGCAGTGCCGTAGGGACAGATGACAACAGAGAAGACGGAAGCACATCAGAAGTTTCTTGAGCTGGCAAGGCAAGACGAGGGGATTGCCATTGCCTATCTGCTCGATATTCCTCTAGCTGATATGCACCTTGACTGGATTAGATCTGTTCAATCTAATCAGATGAACGTCATTGTTGCTCCTCGTCTCCACGCAAAAACTACAGTGATGGCTGTCGCAAAGCCATGCGTTGCTATAGGTAAAAATAAAAATACTCGAATTAAAATTACTTCGTGTAATGAAGTAAAAGCAAAGACGATTACTAGAGCCATTCATCAGACTATTCTGCATAATCCTAGATTTAAAGAACTCTATCCAAATATTGAGTTAGTGAATGATAGAATCTCCACAAGGGAGATTTGGGTGAAGCGGGATTCTAAGTATTCGTCTTTGAGAGATCCTACAGTCGAGTCAATTGGTATACAGTCGTCTGCTGAAGGCGGTCGTGCAGACCTTTTGATTTGTGATGATTGCGTATCACGGAGAAATGTAGCTACTGACGGCACAAGAAATATGATTAAAGAGGCGTTCTACAATACTCACTTGAACGCTCTTGAGCCGGATGAAGAAGCCAGGTTGGTTTATGTTGCAACCATATGGCACAGCGAAGATCTAACTAGTGAGTTATTAAAATCCCCAGAATTTAAACCTCTTGTTTATGCAATTGATGATGACTTTACTCCACTATGGCCTTGGAAGTGGAGTAGGGAGAAGCTACAGAAGAGATGTAGAACAATACGTGAGAGACGATTCAATATGCAGTTTCGTAATCGTCCATATACAGACGAGGATTATGACATTCCTGAAGACGTGTTTCTTAGGTGTATTGACTCTTCTCTTAGTTGGGAGGCCATTCAAGATGTTGCGTTGAAGTATATTAATGAGGGGATATGGAAGACTGGTATTTCGGTTGACTTAGCTATTGAGCCTGTTTCTAGGAAAGCTTGTTACACGGTTGTTTTTGTTGGGGCTATTACTCCAAGCGGCATTCGCATTCCTATAGATATTTCTCGTGAGCGGATAACGTCACCTGCTACTGCCCGTCTTATTTATGATAAGTATCAAAGATATAAAGCTGATTTTGTTATAGTTGAAACTAATGGATACCAGAGGGCGTTGATAGATTGGATGTCAGAATTAAGAAAGCTTCCTTTTTATGCTATTCGTACTGGCATTGAGAAGCATGATGATATTGTTGGTGTTAAGTCTTTAGGGCTTGAATTTGAAAGTAATATGTGGAGGGTGCCGAAAGTTTCTCACTCACAGGAATGTGATTGTCCATATTGTGCTTGGAAAAAAGAGATTATTAATTACCCCCATGCTTCGCATGATGATTGCGTAATGGCTACTTGGTTTTTTAGAGAAGGCGTTAAAAGATTTCTTGAAAAGGGGAGCAGTGGATCATTTGAGGTGTGGAACACATAGGAGGGAGTCATGGCGAAAGAAGTCTTATCGTTTGGAGATCGTATTGCAGTTTTTGTCAGTAAAGTTCTGGGCAGTGGTAGAAGAAGTCCTCCTAGAATGATGATACTTCCTGTACAGAATCCAAAACACACAGAAACTAGTAGATCTAATCCAGGAATAAATACTGCCTATACCTTATATCCCACCTTGGCTGTCTACGGTGGGGGGTCTCTTACTAGCATTGAGCTTAGAAAAGTATTTCGTTTAAGTGGTTCTGTTAGGAAGTGCGTTACATCTATTAGCCATGTTGTTTCTAGGACTCCTATTAAGGTTCTTGGAGATAGTGTTGATAAGGAATCTGTGGATGATCTATTTAACTCGTTAAACAATGAGGGAGATACATTTAGAGATGTAATTAATGCGTATGTTGTAGATCTTTTAACAATAGGCAGAGGTGTTATTGTTGCAAAGCGTGATTTATCAGGAAAGGTTATTGGCTTATATTCAAGAGATTCATCTACAGTATTTCCTAAGCGCGAAAGAGATGGAACAATAGTTAAGTATATTCAGAACGTAGCTACTGGTGTTGGGAAAGATTACGAAGAATTTAAAGTAGAAGATGTAATATTTCAACCGTTTTGTACTATAACGTATGCTAACTCAGATCCTCCTATTATTGAATCTATTGCTAATGAAATTGCAGCTTCAATGAGACTAGCTGATCGTACAGCGCATTATTCAGACAAGGGGACAATACCTCCTGGTATTCTTTCGATGGAGAAGATTAGTCCAGAGGGGTATACTAGAGCAAAGGAAGAGTTTACTAATCCAGAGAAGGTTGGATTGAAGGTTGTAGATAATGTAGAGGGACTAGAGTTTATAGCATTAGCTAGTGGATACGCATCTCCAGAATTATTTGATTCTCTTGATCATATAATATTCAGATCTTTTGGTTTGGTGGCCCCGAAGCAGGGGGTGTCTACTGTTAGTTCTGATGCTATGAACTTCTTAGCTGCTAGGTCTGATTTCTTTACGCCGATTGTGCTTACCCTACAAGATAGGCTAAATATTTTATTGAGGGATACTCTTGGAGGAGAGATTAAATTCTTCAAGAGGTTTATGTATTCTCCTAGTGATCTAAAAGAATTGGTTACTGGGATTATTATTACGCCTAATGAGGCTAGAGAGCAGCTTGATCTTCTTCCAAAGCCGGGTGGGGATGATTTGATTCTTTCTACTGCTCAAGGAGCAATTAATATTCTTGGCGAGCCTGTAGGTGGAATGACTGATGATGAAGAGGAGGGGCCTGTTGCAGATGTTGAAGAAGATGAAGATGTAGACGAGAGTAAGAAGAATATAGAAGATTTAGATAGTGCATTGAGACGAGACATATTTGGAGAGTTTGATTCTACAAATAATATACCAGTTAGAGTAATTGAATAATGACAGTAGCAGTTCAGTTTGATCCAGATAAGTTACACACGTATGCTGTTCCTGTCTCCAACGTATTCTTTGGGGATGGGGAAGAGGTATTTTTATATTCGTATAACAGGAAAGTGAAGAAGCTTGTATCTAGTTTTAGATCTGAGTTAGCAAAGAATTATGTTCCATATTTGAGCTTGCTTCTTAATCTTTCTGAGAAGAGAACTTCTTCGCGTGAATTAGAAAATGCTAAGAAATCAATGCTAGATGGCATATTCTTAATTATTCCAAAATATACTGCTAGTGCTATAGACGTTGGGAAGTGGAGGGCTAAGCACTATCTAAAAGATGCGTATTTTGATGAGGATGGATTAGCGTATGTAGTTAATATTTTTGAATCAGACATGGTTTCATGGTTTAATGAAAGGTGTACTAGAAAAGTTGATCACGTAATTCCACAAATATTGGCTATTGATAATCCTAGCGAAGAACTAATAAATGAGTTGATGATTGGCATTAACTATATTGCATATCAAGTACCATTCTTTGCGCAGAAGTTAGGGTCTTTGACACAGGAGCCTCTTCTGAATGCAATGAGGATGGAGTTTGATAACGAGAAATTACTAGGAAGATTTATTGGTA